ACCTGCCCTTGACCGGGAGGTGTTCCACTACCACCTATAATAATTTCTACATTTCCACCTGGAGCTCCGATGGTTTGTTTGTTATTACTTTGGTTAGGATTAATATTTTTTGTGCCGGAAATTCTAGCCATATCTGTTCCTTTAGAGTATTTATTAAATTAGTGGATTCGCATTACAACCGAATCTAAAAACATAGGGCTAGAATGAGGCCACATAGGATGTGCCTTGAATCGCAGCAATAAACCAAATGTAGAATTGCCTATATCATTTATTGTAAGACCAGTATTCCATAAATCATTTTCAGTTCCATACTTTTTAACTATGTTAATAGGTAATGATGCTAGATTAGATCCTATTTCTTGATCATTTAATAACAGTTGAACAGTATCATCTATTGCTCTACCATATCTTTGAGCCTGTATTTTTACTTCTATTCCGCTTAGAATTGAAGGTAAGTTATAAAAATTAAACCCTGTTAATTTTAAATAATAAGTTTTATTTTTTAAATCAGTCTTAGGGCTTCTTGCTATATGGTAAAGAACCTTGTTTGTTTGTAATTGACGACCATCTGTGTTTTTTAATTCGTAAAAATTATTATTATCATTCCAAGCAGTGTGTAATTCTTCAGCTCCAGTTTCTGCGTATTGTTCAAAATTTGAGGGGAAAGTCCAATCTGTAGCCATACCAATATTTACCTAAAATAAAAAAGGGCTCATAGAGCCCTTTGCAAGACTCTAATACTGGTTAGGCATTACCTATACTTACTACACCTGCACTTGCAGAACCGAAAGTCCATCCTGCACGAGCTGTGTTAGCAAATTCGTAACTACCAGACATCGTTCTTTGTGTTAATATAGCACGACGAGCAGTTAATTTTGTAACCCAATATGTGCTACCATTTACATCAGTTGCAACAATATACATTTGTCCTGCACTAGGTGAATTGCTTGCAACTAATTTACACTGGCCATAACCATCTGCTGTTCTAACAAGATAACGAGTGTTGGCTTCTTGTTTTATAATATCTGCTGTTTTAGCACTTAAACCACCGTCTTTGGCCAATAGATAAGCTGTTACATTCACAGCATTCTGTTGAGTGGTTGTCATTGTTAAACTTGTTGTTGCGTTTACTTCAACTCCTGCATCAGGGTCAGCAATGGTAACAGTAGGCGCAGAGGTATAACCCGAACCAGACTCAGTTATAGTAACACCTGTAACACCACCGTTATTTACAATTGCCGATCCTTGAGCTGTAACGCCTCCAGGTAATTGTGGTGCTGTAAATGTAACTGTTGTAGTTGTGCTATTAAAACCAGAACCAGTTGTTAATATGGTTACACTAGCTACTCCTTCACCACCAATGCCGTTGTCAGTTGTGGTGCTAGTTGAACCTTGATTTAGGTTACCGAAAAATTTCTTTTTAATTGGACGTCCCATTTGTTTCTCCTTATAATGACGTTCGAGGTCTACGCGGTTGGTGCCGCATAATTAGACAGTGTATTTAACAAGAAACCCGCCAAAGCGGGTTCTTGTATCTCCATAAAACAACTTTTTCTAAATTACTTGAAGCTAACGTTAGCTGTAGTAATAGAAACTTTACCTAGATAGTCAGCAGCGTTACCTAAGCTAGATGCTGTGTTTGTTAACTCAACATAGCCGTAACGTGTTAAGAAGCCAACTACTGGCTCAAATGTTGCCGGGTCTAGAACAACACCAGAACTCATAAGAGGAATATAGGGGCAGTAGAAAGCAGCAGCGTCAGCTTCGCTTGAACCCTTATAACCAACAAGAATTTGGTTGTCATTCTGTGCTGTTGTGTCAGCCATGTATGCATCTACATAGACACGCATTGCGCCATTCAATGTCCCAACAAACTTGGTGTTTGTGGGAGCTTCAAATGTGCCTTCTGTGGTGCGAGCAAACGCACTAGTTGTTGCGCTCTGTAGAATTGTTAGAGCCTGGTTACTGACAACTGCCCAATTACCAGCGCCACGACGTGTACGCTGAGCAATCAAGTTACTAACACGGTTGATTTGAATTGCCAGAGCAGCATGTTCGTCACCAACAAATGTAGCAGTTCCCGAAACTAATGACTGGTCATATGTTTCTTCTACACTGGCTAAACTACGTAGAGAAGCTAGAATTTCTTGGTCAATTTCAGCTGTTATTTCTTGAGCTAAAGCAGCCATGATTTCTGCCTCAATGTCAATACCCTGTTGTGCTTGCGCATCTTGAGCAGCCTCAAAGGTCCAGCGAGCTGATAGCTTGCGGCTCTTAGCTTCTACTGGTGTCTTTAAGATCTGAATGCTCATACGCTTACCTGGTTGACCTTCTAAGTTTGCAGTTGTCTGCGCCTTAGGTGCGCTGTCAACATTATTTCCAGAATAAGCAGCAGCAATCTTGAATGGGCTAAGTGCCTCTTCACCTGCAACTACATTATCACCACTGTCTGCATAACGAACACGTAGCGTGTGGATCTGGGCAACAGGTCCTGTCATTGGCTGAACGCCAATGATTTCGTTAGCAATAACTGTGGGCATAACACGACGGATAACCGGTAAAATTACGCGATTTAATGTGGCAATATTACCAGCGCTGGTTGCCCCAGCTGTTGCGCTTTCAGCCAAGTACTTACGTGTATTTTCTAAGCATACGCCCATAGATGCACGACGGTTACCAGATAGGCCTTCAAGCAGAGCTTCTTTGGTCTCTGACCATCTTTCATTTAATAGTTGTGACATTTCTTTTGTCTCCTTGAATTATTTTAGACCCGCCAACTTACGGATATCTAATATATTATCTAAGCCTACCTCTGGCTTTGTCTCACGATTCCCAGTAACTTCGGTTCCCTCAGTTAATACAGACTTGGCTGGTTTTTTGAATTCACCTTCCATTACTGTTGGTAGGTACTTGTCAAAAGCTGTTTGAAGCTTAGAAGTTTGAACACTTTCTAATAACTGCTTCATAAGCTCCTTCTTATCAGCTCCCAACGGTGCTAATAGTTCTGCCATTACCTGTTTGCGTTCCATTAAATCTTTAGTAACACGAATTTCGCGTTCTTTAGATTCCACAATGTTAGCTTTTTGGGCAATAGCCTGTTTTGCTTCAGATAATTCTTGATCTTTCTTTTGAATAATTTTTAACAGTTTTGCTGTTTCTGATTTTTCATTAAGGAATGATGCGGAATACTCTTGTGCAAATGCTTCATAAATCTTACGGCCAAATGAATTGTTGCGAGCACTGTCAATATCTTCTTTCAACTGAGTAATTTCACTTGTAAGTTTTTTAGTAACAGCGTTTTCAACAACCTTAGCACCTCGCTTGATAAAATCGGCTTTTATTTCTTGAAACTTTGCTCTTGCTTCACGAACAAGTTTGACCTTGGTCTCTGCAAGATCTTTCTTATCTTGAGCAAATTCTGAAATTTCTTTAGCTAGAGCATGAACAACGAATTGCTCTAACTTGGCAAAATTCTCACTGACTTTCTTACGATCGCCTTGGAATTCTACTAGTTCTTTACCTAGCTGCTTGATTACAAAACCTTCTAGCTTCTTGGCATCTTCAGCAATTCTTGCCTTGTATGCTGCTTTTGTTTCTGCTAGAGATTTTTTGTCTTCATGCAATTCGGCCATTTCAACGGCCAGTCTCTCGCTTAACATCTTGTCGATAGCTTCAACCATCAACTGCTTATCATGTTGATATTTTGTAGCAAATTCTTCTCGAAGTTGAGCAGTTACTTGGTCGCGATTCTCTTGAATTTTAGCAGCCAGAGCAGTTTCTAATTCAGATCCAACTTCTTCTGATAGAACTCCACTTTCGACTAGCTTTTTGAATGCGTCCAACATTTACTTTTCTCCTCGGGCTTATTTTAGACCTTTTATAATTGTAAGAAGTGATTCTTTCAAATATTTCTGGGCCTTTGGATCTTCTTTTACTTCTTGTGCTACCTTTATAGTACGATATCCATTACGTGAATTCATGAGATGTTCATAAACAGGAGTAGGATACGCACCGGGCGCACTTGGTTGAGCAACTACATCTACCGTGATAATCTCGAAATCAGACACATGGCCGTTCATGTCGTTAACATTGCCGCTACCACGAGAACTTACACCAAGTTTTACACCGCTTTCCAGCATGGTACGAACTAAGTTACCCATTGGAGTTGGAAGGATTTTCATCTTTCCATATCCGTTCGGACCCTCCATCCACATCTGAGTAATCATATGTGATACGCGGTCCAAATTAACTTTTAAATCATCAGGATGATCAACTTCGCCTAGAACAGAATATCCGTTTTGAATCTGGTCGTTAAGTGTTTTAACTGCACGTTCAATTTCATCAACAGGATAAACTCTCTGGTTGGCATTGCGTATACCTCCTTGAATCGCTATGCCTTTTAGATAAAGGCTTTTGCCATCTTTGTCATCAGACTCAAGCACAGCTTGAGCCTGATCAAAACTTAGATGTTCACGAAGATAGGCCAGTTTCATCAATTATCTCTATTAGGCATTACGTCCCGGAGCACCGTTAATTGGGCTCTTGACCTGTCCAACACTGGTTTGACCAGCCTTGTCACCTGTTCCAGAACCTACTGGACCTGGACCAGCACCTTTCTTCTCAGCACCGTGACCGCCTGCAACCTTGCTTAATTTCTTAACACCAGTTGTAGAACCGTCTAAGTTTGTGGTAACACCTTTTGTGAACTTCTCACCACTTTCTGGATTAATACCTTTTACTGGCTTGTTAGGACTGGTTCCAGTGTTATGACCACCTTCCATACCGCCTTTACCGCCTAGAATATTGTGTGCTGTAGCACCAGTTGTAGGTTTGCCTTTGCCCGAGCTAATAGGGCTCTTGGTGTTTTCACCTGTTGGCATACCGTCGCCTGTGTTTTTACCTACAATAGCACCTTGATTTTTTTGGCTGTTTTTATCCCAGTCATTACCAACTTTTTCAACATATTCTCTGGTAACACGACGATTTTCATAAGCAGGCATACCCATCATATCTTCAGCAGGTTTATCATGGTCAATATCATGGTCAATATCATGGTCCATGTCATGGTCCATGTCATCGTCACCTGCACCGCCACCCATTGCAGCGAATGCCTGTTCTAGTTTTTCGATAGCAGCCATAATATCCATTTTAACTTCTTCTTCGGCATCCATGGGCATTTCTTCACCAGCATCGCCTACTTCGGCACCTAGGTCACCTGTTTCTTCATCACCAGGCATGTCGTCGCCATCCATCATGTATGAATCTTCAAGTTCCTCTTCTTCGGCTTCTTCCATGTCCTC